GTTTCTGGTGATTCAATATCAACAATAAACCACATATTGTTAATACCAAAATCCACAAAAGAAGATTTCAAATAGGTTTCAATAGCTTCATCACTAAGAGAACCACCAAAGCGAAGCCGTCTATCATTACCTACAAGGTCTTTAATGAAATGTAGTTTGAGGTTATCTTTGTCGATAAAATTATTTAATTTACGGGGTATCATTACCATTCACCATTATCAAACCAAAGACGAATTGTGATGGGCAACAATTCAATCACCAAAGCATCTTGTTCCCATACTTCATTTGTTTTATTATATTTACAAGAAATTCTCCAGTGAAATGGATTTAATTTCAAAGTAATATTGCAACCAGAATACATTAACCAATCCATCATAAACCTTTCAATGTATATTTTGTAATTCTATCTTTTAGCATAGTCGGAATGTCCAAATATGGCCACTCCAAATAAAAAGGACAATTATTTTCCCACTTCATGTTGTGTAAGAACTTTCTAACGACCTTCATATCATCTTTACTACTAGGATCAAATTGGTGCCTTTGATATAAATTCATTTGTTCAATTTTGTTCACTTGATAAACTCCATGTTATCTTTTTTCATATAATGAATTTGCTGCAGTTTCATTTCTTGTGGTTGTTTCACCACAGGAATAAATTGAATACCGTCAATATCTTTGGTTTCCCAATTAGAATAGGTATAATAGATTTCGTCATGGTGCAAACGATTGCGCACTTTACGGATTTGAGGTTTTTTCACATTTTTCATCATAATAATACCATTATACACGAAAATAGGGGATTGTCAACCAACCCCCTACATTATTACCAGTTTCACAGCAAAACGCAAAAATGCAATTTTACATTGAAACTTCAATTAAATCAATTACTTAATGGCAATTTTCTTGATATTGTCTTGAGTTTTAACCAAAGATTCCAACCAAACTTTCAACATACCATTTACCAATTCTGCATTACCAATTTCAACTTGGTCAGCAATCTTGAATTCATGTTTAAAGTCACGGTTAGCAATACCTTTGAATACATAATCGCCTTCAGTTTCATCTTCCTTAGCGGCACCTTTAACAGTAAGTTTATTACCATCTAGTGTGAGTTCAATATCAGATTTAGCAAAACCAGCAACGGCCATTTCAATGACCCATTTCTTAGCATTTACTTGTTTAATATTATATGGAGGATACTTCTGAATTTGTTTGGCTGCCATTTCTTGAATGTCATCTAAGACACCCTCAAAACCAATAGAAAATGGATCAAACTGTTTGGATAATGCATTGAGTGTTGTGAACATAATGTTCTCCTTATATGAAGCGAGATTGATAAAAAATTGATACCCCTAAGGCGTATCGGTTAAACTGGTTACGGTATCCAGCGGCATCGTAGTGTCATGCCCGCTTTAAAACACTTCGTACTTAGCGGTCCTAAGGGAAGTCAAAAAATATTTATAACAGATTTAATACGATCCTGGTTTTTTACCAATATTATACTTGGGTGTCAATTCCCATTCATCTTTTTCTTTGTGTGACAGAATTTTAATCTGTGACAAAAAGATAGGAGGTGGTTCTTCAATCTGTCTGGTATTAACAATCTTTACTAAACCCCAATCACTCAGCAGTTTAGCAATAGCGTTCCTACGAGATAAATCATTCTCTGATATATCCGTTGGTTTACCATCCAAGGCGAATAATTCCTTGAAGTGCACCACATAATATTTACCTTGCTTATGTAGAATATGGCAAGATTGGTAGAGTATTCTGTCTTTTTTGGAAGCTACACCGATGCGAGTTAATGTTTCACGAACTTTTAGGAAATCATCTCTCTCACTCAATGTAACTTCAACTAAATCAATAATCGAAATCATTACTTGGTTACTCCGCCTTTTGCTGTTTTTATTTTTATCTCAGCGAGTTGCTCATCATTAAGAATTCGTAAAGCTTCTTTGGCCTTCTCATTGGAGTATCCAAAATATTGCTTAACACATTCTAAATCCTTTTCGGTCTCTGATTTCTGCCACGGTTGGAATTTCCGTTTCATCGACCTAATGGTATTTAGAAGAAATTGGAACTGTTGATCCTTATCAATAAAAGGGCGCAGATTCATCTCATTAGCGTATAAAACGCAATCGAAGTGTAACGAAAGGCCACGATTTACTATAAATGGTGCATAAACCTTATAATCATGTTCAACTTGGAATGGATTTTTTTTAGTTTGAAGTATGGCCGGAATAATTTCTTTAAAAATATCAGGCATAATTACTCCTTAAAGGAACAGTCGACCATTATTTCCACTAAACAAGCAGTAATATTCAGCTCAGCGTCAGCAACAAAAGCAGTTTGGTATTGATATTTGGCCAAGATTAAAACCAATTGTGGTACAGAATTTGCTTGTAATTTATCGTATAATCCGTCATAGAGTTTTCTGAATAGTACGGAAGAATCTTGGTCTGAGTTGGCAGTTACCCACTTACGAGTAGATGCAAAATCTTTACTTTTTAATGCTGTAATCAAAGAACCAAGTTCCACATCAGCAATATTAGAAAGAATACCTTTATCAATAGAACCAGATACGGAATATCGTTGCAATTCATTAAGAACCCTACGATTGTCCGGAAAGTGTTTCATGATAACGGCTGCAACTACATCTTTATCATAGGTCACTTTTTCTTGATCAAGAATCCACTCCACCCGCTTCATGAAAGATGCAGCCATTTTTGCTTTGTTACCATTGATTTTAAAGTCAATAACGGAACAACGAGAATGAATCGGATCAATAATACGATTCTTAAAGTTACAGGTGAAGATGAATGAGCAGTTTGAGGAGAACTCCTCGATTGCACCACGCAACGCAGGTTGTGTTGAATTGGGATTTAGATAGTCTGCTTCGTCAATGATAACAACTTTTCTCCCACCAGCAAGAGAAACCGAAGAAGCATAGTTTTTAATTTTAGTACGGAGAACATCAATACCAGATTCGTCAGAGCCATTGATAACAATATAATCACAACCAACTTCTTCACAGAGAGCCTTTGCGATTGTAGTTTTACCAACACCGGCACTACCTGATAATAATAAATTCGGTATTTCTTTTCTAGCGACATAATCCAAGAATGTGGTTTTGATTGAATCTGGTAGAATACAATCTTCCACTTTGGCTGGCCTGTATTTTTCCACCCAGAGCAAATGTTCCATTTAAAACTCCCATAATATAAAATAAAAACACGGACCTTAGTCCGTGTACATCACTTAACTTCTGTAATGCCTTCAAATAATGCTTCAAATTCTTTAAACTCAGCTACTTCTTCTTGTAGAGATTGATTCATGTAAACTTTTGCCATGCGTTTAATCAATTTTTTAGGAATCTTTAAATTATCAAATGTAACATCAACAATCTCTTTAATTTGATTCTGTTTAACTTTAATATGGTATTGGTGTTCATTAATTTCAGTAATGGCACCTAACAATTCTTTAAGTTGTTTATCATCAAAAGTTCCAAACAAAGTTTGAATTGTAGTCATTATTTCAACCGGCCTTGGAACTGACCAACAACATCCAAATAATCTTCATTAACTAAAATGTTACCATTCAAAACACCGATAACTGTTTTACCAGCATCAGCACTAATGGTACCAGTTTCATCTGGTGTTGCAGGTACTGTAAACACAGCAACTACATGCTCAGGATTAACTGCGATTGAATTGTTTGATTTTGCATCTGTAAAAGTTACTAACATATTATTCTCCGATTTTGGTTTCTTTAGCTTCGAATGCGATCCAATATTGGATGTCATCTTTGGTGTTTTGGAAGTGTCCGATGCCTTTGAAAGAAATCTTAACATCATAACTTCCGGGGATAAGTTTAATATTCTCTGTTTTGAATACAATCTTATATTTTTTACCGTTACCTTCTCCAACTTCAATTGAATTAGTACTTTGTGAGTTATCACCAGCATCAAAGGTAACAATGTTGACGGTTTCTCCATCTGATTCCACAGCAATATGCGGTGAAGATAATACTGAAGCCGTTTTCATGATCCACTCATAATCTTCTTGTGTTAATTTAAATTCACAATCAATTGAAGGTAAAGTAAGTTCTTTTTCTGGTGGAACAACAATCATCTCTTTAGCCGTCATGCGATAATTTGTTTTGCGTTTACCACTTTTGAAAATAACATCAGAACTATTGAATTCAAGTTCAGCAGAATCTTTGAATAAAGAATTTACTGATAGAAATTGGTTCAAATCATAGATGCAGAAATCTTGTGGAAATACATCTTTAAGATTTGCTTGAGCCAATACAGTTTTACCAGAAGATACTGTGGTAAGTTTGCTACCTTTTTTGAATTGAATGCCTTGATTGATACTTGAAAAATTCTTCAATACCGTTAGTGTTTCATTTGACAGCTTCATTTACATCTCCATTATTTAAAGAATACATATACTACTTTAACATAAAAAAATATAAATGTCAATAGTTTTAACATTTATACCACACTTAATATTTGTAAATCGGTGTTCATATAAATACATACATGATTACAATTAAAAACCAATTATACCTAAATCGTTATTTAAAATTCATCAATTCTTGTAAATTGAGGACTTATATTGGATATACTGAAAATCACCACATTGTACCTAAATCCATGGGCGGTTCTAAAGAACTTTCAAATATGATTAAACTTTCCGCTAGAGAACATTTTATTGCACATTGGATGTTATGGAAAGCATATCAAAATAAAGAAATGACTTTTGCTTTTTGGTCTATGAAAATGAATCCAAAAGGCAAAAGATCATTTAAATTAACTTCAAAAACTTATTCCATATTAAAAGAACAACATTCAAAATTACAATCTGAAAGAAATAAAATTGATAATCCTATGTTCAAACAAACCGCTAAAGATAAATTAAGAAAATTAAAAACTGGAATAAAAGCATCCAAACAAACTAAATTAAAAATGTCTATAAAACGAAAAGGCATTAAAAAATCTGAAGAAACCAAATTAAAAATGGCATTATCTTCAAAAGGCAAACCAAAATCAGAAGAACACAAAAAATCTTTATCCGAAAATCATTGTGATGTTTCGGGTCATAATAATCCAATGTATGGTCGCAGCGCAGTAAGAGAAAAAAATTTAAAATGGTATACAAATGGATTAGAAAACAAATTTATATCCGAAAACACCGAACCAAAAGGATGGTATAGGGGTCGTGTGAAAGTTATTTCTTGATGTAATTTTCCCATTCCTCATCATTAAACAAATCTCTTTCCAAAAGAAACATCAAGCCACACATTGCGTGTGCTAAGTGATGAATACCGGATTCAGGATCCATTTGTTCACCTTGTTTCCATGCCCACATATGCCTCTGAACGGCATCAAAATACCTACGTTTTGCATCTGGTACAATTTGCCAATTATCTCTGGCATACTTCTGAGCACCGAAAGTTAATACCTTTACAGTTTCTTCTAGTGCTAGTGGTGGTAACAAACCATATTCTAGTTTGCCACCATCAAATTTACGACCTTTTTCTTTAATAAATTCCTGTGGTGAAGCATCTTCATAACCAGGATGATAAGGGGCTTCTGCAACTAATATAGTATTATCATCCGTACCACAATTTCCTTTAATGTCTTGCCAGGCCATTACATTTCTCCAACATAATTAGCAACAGCAGGCATATCTCCTTGGAAGTGATATGTGCCAATATGGGAAGTTTTCATCCAAGGACAGAGGAAAATTGATCCACCAAGTTTACGCCACATTTGGCAAAACATATAATCTTCTGAAAGGTAACGATCTGAACCACCACCTGTAATGGAATCTTTTGTATCAATAACGGTATCAAAGAAAGCATGAATGTATCGTGAACCATCAAAATTAGCTTGGCCAACATGGTCAGGTTTGTAACGGATAGAAGGGTATGCTTCTTCCATCTTTTTAAACACATCACGCTTAATCATCATGTAACCAGTACCAATTTCCAACACATCTAAAGGTTCTGTTACAGAAAATTGTGCTGTACCTTTAACTGGATTAAAAACATAATCACCAGTAACTTTTTCAAGCAATTGTGGATCCAAATCAGGATTCTTTTCAATAGCTCTCTTGACTGATTTCCATTTGATGGCTTTCTTAGGATAAGGACCACCAATAACATCTTTATCAAGTGCTAACAAGGCAATAACATCTTGAGGATTAAAATGAACATCCGAATCAATGAACAACATATGTGTACATTCGGAACGGTGAATAAACTCGTCAACCAAATAGTTACGAGCACGGGTAATTAGGGACTCATTAAACAAGAATGAGAATTTGATTTGTACGCCATACTGCATACACATACCCTGTAAATCAAGGCAGGCTTTCATGTATAATCCGTGGTTCATACCACCGTACATTGGTGTTGCTACAAACAGACTTTTAGTTTGTAAATCTTCTTTTTTAATTGATATTTCCATTTGAGCTCCAAGGATATAAAAAAAGGGGAATCACCTTTCGGTGAAACCCCACTTCAACTACTGATTAAGCAGTAAAGGAATAACCAGATTTTAAAGCAGCTTTAACCAAGCCTTTGCTTGGTGTGCCTAAACGGTAGAAAGAAACTTTCTGACCATCAACAATTTTGGTGTTCGTATAGATAACGTTGCCTTCTTGGCGCAGTTCGTCAATACGAGCAGAAACATTGGTAATGCCGAAACGGCGTTGTGCTTGTTTGGTTGTGAAAGTGTTGTAACCAGAGGTTTGTTTCAAAGCGGCCAACATCTTTTCTTTAGCGGATAATTTCATTGTAATACTCCATAGTAAGTTAAATAAATCCTTGCCTTAAGCAAGTTCACATAGTATATCATTTATATATGTGCTTTGTCAAGCGTTTATCTCCCAACTTGTGGTAAATATTTCGCTTTGGTATCTTTCCATGACAAATAAATCAAATCGTCATAGAAAAGAGTTTCGTAGGAAACGGTATTCTTCTTTTGTAATTGCCGAATACGGCCTTTTGCATATTTTGTTTTCCATATTTCGGATAATGCTTCTTCCGAAGTATCGAATGATTTTACCAAATCTGCATCCGTAATTTCTTTACGGAGATATTCGTTGGTGTTATTATAAAGTGGTGCAAAGTAAATACCTCGTTGGTGTTCGGTACGAATCAATTGTTTTGGTATACCAAGTTTTGGATAAGCAAAATTCAATGAACGATTCTTGTGATCTCGCTTAAGTGGAAGTCCTTGTTGATTCTTAGCTGCCCACCATTCAAAATATTTACGAGGTTCAGTTTCTTTAATCCAATCGAACAACATTGACTTAGTTGCTCTCGATGGTTCAAATGCCACAGAACCTGAGGAGAAACCCATGGCATTCCAATGTTCTAGTCCATCATATTGTGATAGTCCACCAACTTTAGTTTTACCATAAAGAGAAGTTGTGGTTACACCAACAAGAACATCACCATATCTTTCTTTCCAATCTTTTTGAACTGTATCAGATAAACATAATAAGGCTAACAACTTTCCACCTGTGTAGTTCCAACCAAGTGGTTGTAATGGAACGATTGTAGAACCGATTGCGGTGTGATTAATCATTCCTTGTTGTGTCTTAACATCTCTAGCCCATCCAATCGCCTTATCTCTTGGAGTCAAGTCTAAGAAGTCTGAGGAGATACAGATAACTCCAAGATATTTACCGGTAACTTCATCTTCTACTGTATAGAATAAATTACGACCAATGTTACTGTTATTCTTCATTGTAGAAGTAAATGTACGAATGGCATTCCATGTTTCGGCTAACTCACCATTGTGTAACTTCATTACTGGTTTTAATTTTAGGTAATCATCAGGTTCAGTTGGCATCCAAAAGTTTGCCTTGACCTTATCAACCAATTTCTTTTGTTCTGGAGAAACCATTTGAATTTCAGGACCAAACAAAGTCGAAACTTCTTCCACAGGATATCGTTCTTTTACTTCACACCATTTTTGGTATAAAGTATATTCACGGACATCCATTTGTGAAGCATAAGTTAAATCTTTGATAACAATTTCGGTAAGTTCTTCTTTATCGATGTGTTTGAACTTCTCTGTAGGATTGGATTCTTTCCATTCCAACCATTGTTTTTCTACAAATTCTGGAGGTGTTGCCATTAACGTATTCTCAAATTCTTCATAATTTTGTTGCGTTTCTTTATGCCAGATTGTAATGCTACTGGCTTACAACGACTAGTATACACTATTCCATTCAAATGATCAAGCTCATGTTGAAATGCTCGAGCAGATATACCAATAAGTGTGGTTTGTTTCCACTCTCCGTTAAAATCTTGGTATGTTACCGAAATTTCTTCTGGTCGTGTAATTCTTAATCCTAAAAATGGAAATGAAAGGCAACCTTCTACCATATGCACTTCTGCTTTCGATTTTAGTACAATACTAGGATTAAAGAATGCCACATAGCTATCTTCAGCACCCATTACGAACACACGATATTTGAATCCACATTGATTTGCAGATAGTCCATATCCGTGATGCATCTTACAGGTCTCTACCAAGGAAGAAGCAAACTGGTTTGGATTTACCGGTGGTTTATCAAAATCAAATTCAGGCATTACTTCTCTTAGGATTGAATGTTCTTCTGATACCAAATTAAAAATGGGTACTTGTTGTGGAACTATTCCTTTTGGTTGTAAGGCATCTTCTGTATTAAATGTAATCAAATCACTCATTTTGCTATCCTACTAAAATTGTTATACTTCTCAAATTTAATTATGCTCCTGAATTTATCAAATAACTGGTCACCTTTATGTGAGATAACAAAGATATTTGTGTCAGATCCCATTTCATGAATCAGTTTCAAAAATTCCTCAGTACCAACACCATCCAATGATGAATCAAATACTTCATCCAAAATCAACAAATTGGTGTTTGTTGAGTTCTTTAACTTAGCAACCTGACGCCAAGTCATTAAAAGTGCCAAATCAATACGCATCTTCTCACCTTCTGAGAAATTAGCATAACCAAATTCATCACGGTGCCTTGATTTAATCGTTTCTTCAAAGTTCTCATTGATATTAAAATTCACAAAGAAGTCCATGGCAGTCAAATACTTATTGATTAACTTATTCATAATAGGTAAGTATTGACGGATAATCTTAGTTTTAATACCAGTATCTTTCAATAAAGAACCAGCAAACTCCAAATATTGTTTTTCTGTTGATAGTTCTTCTTGTTTTGTTAATAACTCCGTTAACTGGTCTTTTAATTCTTTTAGTTTGGCATTTTCATCTTCAAGATTATCTTTACGATTGGCTAATTCTTCAATCTCATTTTGAAGTTTACTAATGTATTTGTTAACGGCAGAAATGGTTGAATTGTGTTTAACAATTTCGTTATTGTGTCCGTTGATGTGTTTATTGATATTCTGTATTTCTTCTATTCTTTGGTTTGCTTGAGCAATCTGTGTTGCAATTTCCGTAAGGCCTTCCCGTTGAGTGTTGACTTTGGATTTTCTTTCTGTGACTTGGTCTTGTTTGAACTCTCCATCGATTGGTTGTTTACAGGTTGGGCAGTTGTCGTGTTCTTCATAGAAAGCAATGTCTTTTTCATTTTTCTTAATGTTAGTTTCAATTTTGGATTCTAACTGTAACAACTTCTTACTTTTCTTTTCTACAGAAATTTTATCTTCAATTTTTTTCTGAAGAACATTAATGTGTTTTTGAATTAACTCAATATCTCTTTGTAATGTAAATGTTTGGTCTATACTTGTGGTA